GCGGCCTCCACCTGGCCCGCAGCGGTGCCCGCAGCGTTGACCACGGCACCGGTGCCGACGCCCGCAGCGCAGGACACGTCCTCGGCGTAGCCGGCCACGATGACGCGGACCTGCTCACCGGCGGCGGCGCCGTCGAGGGCCACACCGGCGGCCAGGCCGTTGCCGGTGGCCACGATGCCCGCCTGCTCCACGTAGAGGGCGCGGTCCGCGCCGGTCTGGGAGTCGTCGAAGGCGACCACATCCCCGGCGGCGATGGTGCCGGCGGCAATGTAGGTCTCCACCTGGCGGCGGTGCGAGGTGTCGCCGGCTTCCCCGGCGGCCAGGAACTGGATGAGGGTCGAGGTAGCCATGGCTCAGGCCTCCGCGTCGATGAGGATGGAGTGGGAGGCCAGGTGGCCGGTGACCAGCTGCATACGGCAGAAGACCATCGCGGCCTCCGTGGCGGTGCCGGGAACCGGCATCATCTCGGAGACGTTGAAGAAGCCGTCCGTGTCCACGTAGAGCTGGAACTGATCGGAGGAGAGGAGGTAGGCCGAGACGGGCTTGGCACCCATGCCGGACGCGCCGTTGGCGGTGAAGCCCAGGTTGGGGTCCACGTAGATGCGGGCGCCCCGGTAGGTGGCCACCATCTCCTTGTTGAGGCCCTCGCGGTCGCCCACGCTGATGTACTGGATGCGGTTGTCCATCAGGTTGAGGAAGGCCGCGTAGCAGCTCGGGGACATCAGCATGATGTCCGGCGTGGTGCCGCTCGGGTTGTAGATCTGCGACTGGATGAACAGCTCGTCCAGGTTGGCCAGGGTGAGGGTGCCGGCCGCGTCCACGAACTGGTTGAACCAGTTCTGAGCCTGGTAGGTCACCTTGCTGAGGCCGCCCACGCTGTTGGCCTGGGCCGCCTGGGCGACGCCTTCGAGCCAGCCCGTGGTGTTGACGGCGGCCGCTGCGGTGCCGTTGCCGTTCAGGGTCTGCAGGGTGGTGATCTTCGAGGAGTCGCCGGCGATGATCTGCTTGCTGACCTCCTTCTTGAGGCTCAGCATCACGTTCTTCATCTTGGATTCCAAGATGTTCACGACGGCCAGGTCGCCCTTGTTCGCGGCCTTCTCGACGGCGGACAGGATGATGGGCTGGGTGAAGTTGCTGTACTCGAACTTCGCGGTCTGGAAGGGGTCGGTGACCGCCATGCTGACGGGCTCGAAGCCGTTGGACAGCTCGGTGATGGAGCTGTGGTCACCGAAGATGACCGGCTGCTCAACGCGGAGGCCGCCGGACACCTTGACCAGGTTGCCGTGCTCCTCGATGGCGCGGATGAGGGGGTGGGCCAGGAACGAGTTGTCGACCAGCTTGTCCCGCAGAAGCTGCAGGGTGGTCGAGATGACTGACTGGGGGGCCATTGGGCTCTCCATGGGTGTGGGGTCTGCGGTTGGGGGCGTGTCCGCGTCAGGCGGGGCCGGTAGCCGCAGGCTCCACAATGGGGTGGCCCGCGTTCTACCTCTTGCCTACCATACGCGGCGGTGCATGTCTACCGGTTGCGGTGCATGGCCTTGGCCATCTCCAGGAGGTCCGAGTTGGAGACGCCCCGAAGGCTTCCCCGGGGCTGGCCGCCCACGGAGGCGCGGCGGGGCGCGGCGGTGCCCTTCATGGCGGCCGCCTTGCGGGCCTTGCGCTCGGCCTGCTTCCGGGTGGCGTCCTTCTCCCGCTGCAGCTTGGCCGCCTTCCCCTTCGCGGCCCAGTAGGCCGTTTCCAGGTCCAGGGCTTCGTTGCCCTCCAGGAGGTGTTGGACCTCGGAGCGGAGCGCCTGGTCCTCCTTGAAGTCGGGGTGGGCCTGGAGGAAGCTGTTGTAGCTGTCCTCGGCGGCCATGGTTTCGTATTCCTGCTGCATCGGCGCCAGGACCTCCTGGAGCCGGCGGTTGACCTCCGCCTCAATCCGGGCGTTGATACTGGCCTCATTGAAGGGGTCGTAGTCGGGGACCTCCACCTCCTTCAAACTCTCGGCGCCCTTCATCAGCGCTTCCCGCTCCCGCACGAACTCCCGGCGTTGGTCCGCCAACTCCTGGGTCTTCCGGGTGTAGTCGGCCCTCATGTTCTTCATCAGCTTGGCAATGTCGGGCGGGACCTGGCCGATGGCGTCATCCCAGGACAGGTTCCGGCGCCGGGGCTTCCCGTCTTCGCCGGTGTCTTCAATCTCCACGTCCCCCTCCTCGGCCATGGCTTCCACCATGGAGGGTTCCACGTCCGGGGATTCGGCCGTGGCCGAATCGGTGGCCGAATCGGTGGCCGAATGGGCGGCCTGGGCCTCGGCCAGGACCGTCTCCGCCACGGACTGGTGGTGGGAAGGGGCGTTGCTCGGTGCGGTCAATACGTCGGGGGTGCTCATGGGTGAGTCCCTTTGCTTGGGGTTTAGATGAGGAGGTCGGACACGTCCTCGGCGTCAATCATCTGCAGGGGCGTGCCCACGCGGAAGTACCATCCCGGGTTCCAGCCGGGTGCGGTCACGAACTGGACGGGGCGGCCGAACATGCGGGACCCCAGCTCGAAGACGGACACGTTCTGGATGCGGCTGATGATGAAGGTTCGCCACCCCGGGAGGTCCCCGGTAGCGGAGGCGGACTGCGGGTCCACGTACAAGTGGAGGTACACCGTTCCGTTCTTCCCGCGCCAGATGGCGTGCGGGTTGCCCACGCGCGTCCCGTACTTGCCCAGGACGCCCTCAGGCTGCCACTTGTCATTGTAGAAGAAGCTGACGGGGTTCTTTAGGTCAATGGCCTTCTGCAACTCCCGCATCGGGTCCCCACCGAAGGCCGCCACGTACTGGGCGGACCTGGTGCGGGGGATGACCGTGCGCGGCCGCCGGCCGAAGCCGAAGGCCTTGGCGAGCTGGGCGCGGATGCTGGTGAAGGCCATGGGGGACTACCGCCGCATCCGGCTGGCGAAGTCGAAGGCCTCGGCCTCCTCCTCCTCTTCCGGCATGACCTCGACGGACACGGACACGTCCGCTTCTTCCCCCTCGGCTGGCATGTCCAGGAACTCCTCAAACTTGGAGTCCTTGGCCAACTGGATGAGGGCGGCCGTCAGGGTGGTGAGGTCCGCTTCCGTGCGGAGCTGGTCGAGCTCGATGGGCAGGGGCTTCCCGTAGTCCTCGGCGGCCGCTGCGGCCATGGCGAGGAACCGCACCACGTCCGGCTCCAGCTCCATCACGGGCTCGGTGTACTTGTCGGGGACAATGTCCATCCCCATCACCCGGCCCACGTCCGCGATGGCCTTGGCCAGGGCGTTCATCACCTTCACGTTGATGGGCTTGTCAAAGGCCGGGACCAGGGCGGCGAGCTCGGAGCCGATGATGGCGTCCGCATCCTGGGCGGCCTCCATGAGGTCGGGGGGCATTCCGTCGGAGGGCATGGAGGGGCCGTAGTCGAGGGGCATGGGTCAGACTCCAGGAACGGGGCCGGGCGCCCCTTCGATGGGGAGGCCTTCGGGCGGGAGGCCTTCGGGCGCGGGGGGTGCCACCTCGGGGGGAGGCGGGGCAGGGGTAGACAGGTTCTCCGGGAGCTGGAACACCCGGACCATCTCTTCGAGGATGAGGGCCGGGTCCGCCCCGAGCTGGACCAAGATGGGCGCCAGGCGCTCCAGGCTCTGCTGCTTGGCCAGGTCACTCATGGGCGTGGTGCCCGCGTCCACGGCCCAATACGAAAAGTCACCGGTGAGGTCATCGGCGGAGAGGATGGTGGGGCCTACCGGGTTGGGCAGGGCCAGGGGCTCCGCGTCATCCCCGAGGACCACCGACAACATCACGTTGTAGGTCTGCGCCAGGCCGGTGATGACCGCATCCCGGATGCGGGCCATCCGTCCCAGCTCGGAGGAGGTGTAGGCGGCCAGGAGGTTCTGTTCCGTGGCCGTGGACCTGGTGACCTCCCCACGGGTGAACGGCGCCAGGAGGCCGGCGTCCCGGATATCCATGTCCACCGTGGTCGCATAGGCGGCGATATCGCCGGGGATGGGGGCCTGGGGGACCGGCAGAATGTTGCCGGCCAGGTCCGCCCCGGGCGCCAGGTCCACCTCCACGAACTCCCCGTCGAGGCCCTGGCTAATCTTCGCGCACGAGTCCTCGGAGAGGAAGCCGGCCCGGACCATCCACTGGCGGGCCATCCGCCGGACGCCCTGGGCCTGGTAGGTCCTCATCACGTTCATCTCCCGGAACTGGTCCAGGCTGCGGTGGATGAGGCTGTAGCCCCGGAGCGGGGTGTCCGGGTCGCGCGAGAAGTAGAGCGGGAGGATGGGCACCACGGGGCGGCCGGACGCACTCTTGTAGGGGATGCCCGTGGTTTCGTGGACAATCTCACCCTCGGGGGTCTCGGCCTCGGCCTCGGCCTCGGGGTCGAGGGCGCCCACCTGAACGCGGACCCCCTCGAAGAGGTAGGCGTCCCCGTCTTGGTGGTCGGGCGACCACACCAGGAGCCGGTCTTCCTGGAGGTCGTAGAGCTCCACGATGCGGACCCACCGGTCCGAGTCGGGCACGGCCCCCGCGTTGGAGTCAATGCCCAACATGGTGTCCTTCCCGGCAATGCCCGTGGCTTCAATCCACTTCGAGTACGCCCGGGTCCTGAACTCCGTGGACTCCTTGCCGTAGCGCTCCGAGGCCTCGGCCACCGGCATGAGGTACACGTGGCCTACGTGGCGCTGCTGGTCCCAACTGCAGGCCGTGGCGTCCACGATGACCTCCCAGGGCGGGAGTGCAGCGCAGGACACCCGCTTCAACGGGTCCACGGACTCCACCGGCGCCAGCTTCATGAAGGCGCACGGGTAGATGAGCGCCAGGCGGGTGGCGTCTTCGAGCTGCTCCCGGATGGTGAGCAGGTACTGGTTGGCCGTGGCCTGGGCCACCTCGGGGTTGCCCCGGTCCCGGAGGTCCGGTTCCACCCGAACCGCCGGGTTCTTGGCGTAGAGGCTTCCCAGGTAGGACTCCACCACGGCGTAGGCCTTGGGGACCTCGGTGCGGAGGATGCCGTCAAGGGTGGGGTAGGTCTCGGACTCCCAAAAGCGCGTCATGTAGAGGCGCCGCAGCTCCCGTAGCTGGTCCCGCCGCTGGTCCCAGTACAGGTCATGCTGTTCGCAAATGTCGCGAATGTCCGAGGGTTCGAGCATCGGGGGCCTCAGAAGGGCAGGGAAGAAGAACGGATGCGCCGGGCACGGCTGGCCGCGATGAGGTCATCTATCCGCGTTCGTTGGGAGTGTAGCGCGTGCGTGCGCCACGTGGCAGGAACATCCCGGAGGCAACGGTAGGCGAGGGCGCAGGCCATCGCCGCGTCATCGTGGGAGCCTTTCGGCGCCTCGGGGGCCACCTTCCCGGCGGGGATGGTGAGGGACCGCAGCTCCAACCAGGTGGGCCGGTCCAGAATCTGGATTAGCTGCAGGCTTTCGCGCAAGGTGTCGAAGGCGTCCAGCTTCGACTGGAGGCTGGTCACCCACGGCTTCCCCTTCGGTCCGCGCCACTGTTGCCGGTACCCACAGTGGTCCATTTCCAGGAGGAAGGCGTGGCCGTGGTTGTTGGACTCGGCCAGAACCAGCGCCTGGTTGTAGCGGCTGGCTACCTGGATAGCGCGGTGGGACCAGGCCGCCGGTGTCACGCGGTTGTTTCGCTCGGTGTAGACCACCTGGCGGGTGGAGACGGACACCACGCAAAGGGCGGAGTAGTCGCCCCCGACGCCTCCCCCGATGTCCACGCCCATCACGTACCGGTCATGGGGGTGCGGCGGTTCAATCTCCCGGCCGTGGCTCTCCCCGTGGAGCTGGTGTTCCACGACGTGGATGTTCCCGAGGAGTTCGTCCTCGAAGTACCCGCCCTCCCGGTCCAGGAAGCAGTCATCCATACACCCGGGGTACTCCCGGCGGAACTTGTGGGTGGACCCGATGCGCTTCTCCGTCCGGCGCCGCCAGTGGAGCTGGCCCGGCCGTAGGCTGTACTCCCGCTGTATGTCGCGTTCGTAATCGGACAGACTGTCCATGAAGTCCGCCGGCACCATGTCCGGCGGGTCTTCGTAGGCGGGGTGTTCCCACCACCACATCGTCAGGAGGTGCCAGCCGTTCTCCGGGGCGGCCCGGACAAGCTGGGAGAAGAAGTCCCCGGGGTTGTTGGCGGTGCTCTCCACCATGAGCAGCCCTTCCCCTACGGCCGCGTCGAGCTGGGCGATGGTCTCCTCCAGGTCCGGCGCGAAGGCCGCCTCCGAGAGGACCGCCGCTGCAGGGGTGAAGGAGCGGAGGCCGGTGTTGGACCTCGACGTGAAGGCCTGCAGGCTGGCGCCGGTGTCATCGTACTGGATGCACCCGCGCGCCTGGGTGCGGATGGGGCGCTGTAGCAGGGCGGGCGGGTCCTGGAGCCAACGGCGGGCGTCGTTCAACAAGGCCGTGGCCGAGTCGTCCCGCATGGAGATGACGGCGTGCATGGCCTCGAAGCGGGTGGCCGTGGCCATCCAGTGGAG